CATGGAGTGCATCATTACATGGAGCTGTTGTAAAAGTATTTTCTCAAAGAACAGGATCAGTGTCTACAGTCTTTTCTTCGACATTAACTAGTTCTTTTGGATTTACAATTAATGAAACACGGAAAGGATTTGGAAGTATACATCCGCCGGTACCATCGGATGCAGCAACACCGACAGCATCATTTCGATTAACAGTTGCTGATTATCAAGCACAAGGTATTATGTTTACAGCACATGATCCAGAAAACATGATAATAAATCATGCATCGTCATCTCATATAACAGCATTATATATTTCAAGATCAGGAGCAATAGGAATAAAAACAGAAGATCCAAAAGTAGAATTAGGAGTTTCTGGTTCAATAAGTGCAAGTGGTAACATATTTGGTGTTACTGGATCTTTTCATTATATAACAGCATCTGTTGTAGATGTAAATGCTGATACTGTTAGAATTGGTGGAGAGGCAATGAATAGAACATTAATTCAAAATCTTAAAGATGGATTTGATTCTGATGCAAGAGCAACATCTCCCGGAGCAAATTTTAAAGCTGGAATTAAAACTGCAGGAAATATAACAGCATCAGGTGATATAAGTTCAAGTGGAACAATAACAGCAAATGCATTTATTGGTAATATTACAGGAGATTTAACAGGTGAAGCAGATACAGTAGCAACAATTGCAGGTTTAGCTCCTAATACAGCAACTACCCAAGCAACTCAAGCAGCTATTACAACAGCTGCTAATTTAACAACAGTAGGCGCATTAAATGTAGGTTCAATAACTTCAGGATTCACATCAATTGATGTGGGGGCAGGAGCTATAACAACTACTGGTGTAGTTAGTGCTGGTACTGTTAATGCTTCTAGTCACATAACAGCTTCAGGTGATATAAGTTCAAGTGGTACAATAAGTGGTAGTAAATTACGTATAATAGGTAATGCAGAATTCTCCGGAATTTCTACTTTTAATAATACTAATTTAGGAAATAGTTCAACATTTGATGCTCATATAATTACAGGAAGAACAAAATTTCAAGGAAATATAACAGCTTCAAATAATATAAGTGCCAGTGGTAATTTTTATGGTAGCAATATAGGATCTATATATGAAGATTATATTTACTTAACACCAACAGATTTTAACAACCCAGTAGATAAAGCTTTAGTAGTAAATGCAGGTGAAATAGAAGATAATGGAGGTTCAATAGCAGATAATAATGCAAGAGCAACATATCATGCTCAAAAAATGATACCTAAAGGATATAAAGCAACACATGTAAAAGTATTAGGTTCTAGTACTGGTGAGAATTTTGCAGTTTATTCAAGTAGTTTTGATATAGGAATAGCAGGAGAAGCAGGAGGAACAACAGCTTTTGGAACAGAAAAAGATATTACAGATATTATAGGGGGTAGTGGTGTTTATTGTTCAGTATTATGGGCTTCTAGAGGTAATGAAAAATTATACGGTGGGTATATTAAATTAGCTCGTAATGATTAATATATTTATATAAAATGAATTTAGGTAAACAAATAGTACAAGATTTAATATTTGAGGCAGAATCTCAAATAAAAACTATAGTGGCAATATATCCAGGCAGATTTCAACCCATGGGAAAACATCATGCAGAGGTATATAAATGGCTAGCTGGAAAATTTGGAAAATCAAATACTTATATTGCTACATCAGATAAAGTTGCATTGCCAAAATCTCCATTAAACTTTCGAGAAAAATTTCAAGTAATTAAAAAACATGGAATAACAAATGTTTCACAAGAAAGAAATGTGTATGCTCCAGAAAACATATTAAAAAAATATAATCCAGAAACTACCGCAGTAGTATTTGTATATGGCAAGAAAGATGCAGGAAGATTACGATATACAAAAAAAGATGGCACACCTGGATATTTTCAAGATTTTGAAAAGTCTAAAAACAATCTAATAGGATATGAAACACATGGATATGTTGTTATAGCCCCTCATATAGAGTTAAACATACCAGGATTTGGTGAGATGTCGGGAACAACATTAAGAGCTGCATTAGCAACTGCAGATATGAAAACATTTAAAGATATAATGGGTTGGTATGATCCAAAACTACATCAACTCTTAAGAACAAAATTTTCTCAGATAATTGAATCATTTCTATGTGAAACTAGTTCTGCAGCCGGTCAAGGAGATGGTGATGTAGACGATGGTCCAAGATATTTTTACGGTAATCAAAACACGTATAGAAAAAAGACTACTAAAATGGCAAAACGATTAGGGTTCGAAGTTATGAACTATATTGTTAAAGACAGTCCAATTGAAGTACATGATACAAATTATCCAGATGGTCCTCCATTAACAGTATCATATTTTCCAACTGGTGTTAAAGGAGGAGAGTTTGCAGGTACAGATTATATTAAAGATTACAAAGGTGTACCAGGTTATTCAAAATGGAAAAATTATATTTCAAAAATTGCACAACAAGTTGGATATAAATTTTTAAATTTCCTAGGCGCAGAAGATTCAATTGAGTCGAGTAAAGATGAAGTACTAAAGCCAACGACATTGAAAGAAGATGTTAACTTACCAATCAATATAGGTGATACAGTAATGATGGGTAGATTTAAAAATAAAAAAGTAGTTGTAAAGACTATTAATTGGAATAAAAAAGGTGATTTATTAATTAATGGCCGGCCGGCTATGAAAATGAGAATTATATCACAAGAACAAGAATTGACAAGAGAATGGTGGTCAAGTCAATTTAAACAATTATTAACAGAGGCAAAGGCAAATACACATTTAACTCATTTAGAAGAATTAATTTTAACACAAGGGCAGGCAGGATATAAAACAGCTCGATCATTTTTAATAGAATTATTAAAAAATCTTAAAGGAAATTCAAATGCAAAAGTTAACACATCAGTTAAATGGGATGGCGCGCCTGCAATGTTTGTAGGCATTAATCCAGATAATGGAAAATTCTTTGTAGGAACTAAATCTGTATTTAATACTAAAACTCCAAAAATAAATTATACAATGGAGGATATAGATATAAATCATGGACAAGCTCCTGGATTAGCTGATAAATTAAAATTAGCTTTAAAATATTTTCCATCATTAGGAATTAAAAATATTCTGCAAGGAGATTTTATGTTTGATTCGAGTATGGTAAAATCTACAAATATAGATGGCAATCCGCATTTATCATTTAGACCAAATACAATTACATATGCAGTTGAATTAGATTCTGAATTAGGAAAACAAATTGCTCGATCAAAAATAGGTATAGTATTTCATACGACATATCAATCATTACAGAGTGGCGCATCATTTGGAGCAGATGTTACTGGATTGAGTAAAAATTCTAATGTATGGTTTGATGACGCATTTTTTAAAGATACTACAGGAGTAGTAACACTGACAATATCAGAAGGAAAAGAAGTTACATCCTTAATAAAAAAAGCTGATTCAATAAAAATTAATTATGACAATCTTCCAAATCAGTTGTTGAATATATATCTTAATCAAGAAATAAAAACTGGTCAGTTTGTTGATAATGCAGCAATATCATTTAAATCATTTCAAAAATGGTATCAATTACGAGTAGATAAGAAAGTATCAAAATTAAAATCAGACCGTGGCAAAGAAAAGGCTATAGCGGCCGCCAAAGAACAAATGAATTTATTCAATGAAAGACAGCAGGATATATTAAACTTATTTCAAGTATCAAAATTATTATCGGATGCTAAACTTATATTTGTAAAAAAATATAATAATGCTATTTATAATACAAAACATTTTGTAGACGATGGTAAAGGCGGCTTGAGAGTAACAGCTCCAGAAGGATATGTTGCTGTAGATAGAATAGGTAATGGTGTTAAATTTGTAGATAGAGTAGAATTTAGTAGAGCAAATTTTGCAATGGATAAAGGTTTTACAAAATAATTATATTATGTTAACATTGTAGTATATTTATATAAAATAATAATAGGGACAATTATGAAACAAGACATATTAAGAACGATGATTAGAAAACAAATAAAATCATCATTAAATGAAGTTGGAAATTTCAAAGAAGCAGCACCTGACGCAAGAAGTCAAGTATCTTCTACGTTAGGAAAGGCTGAAAAAATGACTAGTGTAAAAATGTTAAAAAAAGCATTAGGACAAGGAGGACCCCAACAAAAAGCTTCTGGATTACTTGCTGTAGTAAAAGCAATTTCAGATAGTGATCCTCAGGTCATGAAAACATTAGGTAGAATGTTAATGAAATCACAAGAGACGCCTGGCGATATTGGAACACCTGCAGGAGCAGCTGATTCAGTCGACGAAGCAATACCTGCTTCTTTAGCATCTAGATCAGCTCGTGTTGATAAAACACAATCAATGAAAATGTTAAAAACTGCATTAGGAACAAAGCCAGCAACACAACAAGCAGATTTTGTATTAGATTTATTAAAAGGATTGAATTTAAAGAAAGGCGCTAAACAAAGATTATTTCAAAAAATGCGTAGAGAATTAGGCACAACAGAAACAGAATAAATTATGAGTAATAAGTTACAAAACATAAAAGCCGTAAAGGAAATGCTTGCCGGCGAACATAAGTTTCAAAAAAGAAAAACAACATATTTTGGAAGTACAACAACTGAAATAGATCCAAAGGATATTTTAGAAAAATTTGACGATGATACGCCAAAAGTTTGGATTGAAACAAAAACAAATGGAACAAGGATTAGAGTTACAAAACATGATGGCTTCACATCACGTGAACCAGAAAATAGTATAACCAAACAGATTAGAGATATATTAGAAGTACCAGATAATTGTCCACAATGTGGTACTGATATGCGTGAAAAAGAAAAAATGTTAAATTTTAAATTTTACTTTAAACGTCAAAAATGTTTTAGTTGTGTACTATCAGAAGAAGAAAAAATAAAAACTCAAGGCGAAGATGCATGGAAAGAATATGAAAATAAAATTATGTTAGCTAATGCAGAATCTTGGTTTAAAGATGCAGATAAAGAAGTAGATGTTTTAAAAAAGCAAATAGTCAGAACATGGCAAAATGCGGACGGAGAATATGGCGAAGCAGATATGAGTTCTTTTTTAGAAAAAATGGAAGAAGATTACAAAAAATTAAAAACAAATATTAGAACAGGTTTTAAATAAAGGAAATATTATGAGTATCTTAAACAAATTATTATCAGGAGGAGCTAGTAAATTAGTTGATTCAGTAGGTAGTGTATTAGATAATGTAATTACTACTAAAGATGAAAAATTAGAAGCAAAAAGAAAATTAAAAGAATTAATTTTAAGCCACGAAGCTGAAATGCAACGCAATGTTACAGATCGTTGGAAATCTGATATGAATTCAGATAGTTGGTTAAGTAAAAATGTCAGACCACTAGTATTAATATTCTTAGTAGTATGTACAGTATTAATGATATTTATTGACGCCGGCGCTGTGTCATTTCATGTAGAAGAAAAATGGACGGATTTATTACAATTGGTACTTATTACTGTTATTGGTGCATACTTTGGTGGACGATCTCTAGAAAAAAGAAATAAGAAATAATTAGGTTTTCTGATAAAAATTTCTTATATTAGAGTATATAATGGCAGTAAAGAAAACACTCAAAGAAATTATACGCGATGAATTTAAAAAATGTTCGGTCGATCCGGTACATTTTATGCGTAAATATTGTATAATTCAACATCCTACTAAAGGTAAGATGTATTTCAATCTTTACCCATTCCAAGAAGATTCATTAACTAGAATATCACAAAATAGATATACAGTAATATTAAAATCTAGACAGTTAGGTATTTCAACATTAACTGCAGGATATGCTTTATGGAGAATGATATTTAAAGAAGATTTTAATGTTTTAGTAATTGCTACAAAACAAGATGTAGCAAAAAATCTTGTTACAAAAGTAAGAGTAATGCATGATAATTTACCGGTCTGGTTAAAAGGTAAGGCGTTAGAAGATAACAAATTATCCTTAAGATTTAAAAATGGTTCACAAATTAAAGCTATATCATCAAAAGGTGATGCCGGTCGTTCTGAAGCCTTATCATTATTGATATTTGATGAAGCAGCATTTATAGATAGAATTGATGATATATGGACAGCAGCACAACAAACATTAGCAACTGGTGGTGATTCTATTATGTTATCAACACCGAATGGTACAGGAAACTTATTTCATAAAACATGGGTAGATGCAGCAGCAGGAGGACAATTTCATCCAATCAAATTACATTGGTCATTACATCCAGAACGAGATGAATCATGGAGAGAATTACAAACAGAATTGTTAGGTGAAAAAATGGCCGCGCAAGAATGTGATTGTGATTTTATAACTTCAGGTCATACAATTGTAGATGGACCAATATTACAATGGTACGAACAAACATATATTGAAGAGCCAAAAGAAAAACGAGGATTTGATGGAAATTATTGGATATGGGATTATCCAAATTATTCAAAAAATTATACAGTAATAGCTGATGTTGCTCGTGGTGATGGAGGAGATTATTCTGCATTTCATGTTATTGAAACAGAAAGTATGACTCAAGTTGCAGAATATAAAGGAAAAATTGGAACTACTGAATATGGTAATATGTTAGTAGCTATTGCAACAGAATGGAATAATGCCTTACTAGTAATTGAGAATGCAAATATAGGATGGGCAGTAATACAAATTGCAATTGATAAAGGATATGAAAATTTATATTATTCATACAAACAAGATGGATATGTAGATGAAGATGTACATTTGAGAAAGGGATATGATTTGAAAGATAAATCAAAAATGGTTCCTGGCTTTTCAACTACATCTAGAACACGTCCATTGATAATATCCAAAATAGAAACATATTTTAGAGAAAAGTCTCCGATTGTAAAGTCAAAACGATTGATAGATGAATTATATGTCTTTATATGGAATGGACAAAGGGCAGAAGCACAAAGAGGATATAATGATGATTTGGTAATGGCATTTGGAATTGGATTATGGATTCGAGATACGGCATTACGATTGCATCAACAAGGAATAGATTTATCGAGAAAAGCATTAGGACATTTTGGAAAATCACAAGGAGTATATTCAGCTGGAAACGAACTTCCTAAAGAATGGCAATGGAATAGTGGTGATAAGGATAATGAAGATTTAACTTGGTTAATTAAGTAAAACACATATTTATAATAAATTGGAAAATTATGGCAGATACATCTTTAAGAGCAAGATTAAGTAGACTATTTGCAACTAATGTAGTTGTTAGAAGAATTGCAAAAAATAGACTAAAAGTAGTTGATACAAATAGATTACAATCCGGAGGAAATATAACTAACAAAAGATATGTAGATAGATTTTCAGGAGTACATCGTGGCATGCCAGGATATGGTACATATAATCAAAATGTAAATTTTCATACATCAAAAATAGAATTATTTACAGATTATGAAGCTATGGACATGGACCCAATATTATCATCGGCTTTAGATATTTATTCTGATGAATCAACAGTTAAAGACACAGACGGAGATACTCTTACAATTAAATCATCTAATGATGAAATAAGAAAAATATTAAGAAATTTATTTTATGACATATTAAATATAGATTACAATTTATGGCCATGGATTAGAAATGCATGTAAATATGGAGACTTTTATTTACATTTAGATATAGAAGAAGAAATTGGCATTGTTAATGTAACTCCAATATCTCCTTATGAGTTACGTAGAGAAGAAGGATTTGATCCAGACAATCCTTATGCACATAAATTTACACTAGAAATGACTCATGGAGGAAGTACTAATCCATATGTAGGTAATCAACAAGGAACTATGCAAGAATTTCAACCTTTTGAAATTGCACATTTTAGATTGTTATCTGATACAAATTTTTTACCTTATGGTAAGTCGATGATTGAGTCTGCAAGAAAAATATTTAAACAATTAACTTTGATGGAAGATGCGATGCTAATTCATAGAATTATGAGAGCACCGGAAAGGAGAATTTTTAAAGTGGATGTAGGTAATATACCACCAGCTGAAGTTGATAATCATATGCAAACAATTATTAACAAAATGAAAAAGGTGCCTTATATAGATGAAAAGACAGGAGATTATAATCTTAAATTTAATATGCAAAATATGATTGAAGATTATTTCTTACCAGTTAGAGGAGGTGAATCTGGGACATCTATAGAAGCATTACCAGGAATGTCATCAGATGGTCAGATTGAAGATATAGATTATTTAAAAAATAAAATGTTTGCGGCATTAAAAATACCAAAGGCCTTTTTAGGATATGATGAAGGTGTTGAGGGTAAAGCGACATTAGCAGCAGAGGATGTAAGATTTGCAAGAACAATTGAAAGAATCCAAAAAATATTTGTTTCAGAACTAACTAAAATTGCAATTGTACATTTATACACACAAGGATTTAAAGATGAGGCATTAATTGATTTTGAATTAAATTTGACATCGCCATCTATTGTGTATGAAAAACAAAAGGTAGAAATACTAAATGAAAAAATGGGTTTGGCAAATACAATGAAAGAATCAAATATGTTCTCACAACGATATATCTATGAAAATATATTTGGATTAAGTCAAGATGAATGGAATTCAGAACAAGAACAAATAATTCAAGACTTGAAACAACAATTTAGACATGAACAAATTAAGTCAGAAGGCAATGACCCTAAAAAGACAAACCAATCATTTGGAACACCACATGATATAGCATCAATGCATGTAGCAAATAAAGGAGAATTATTACCTGGTCAAGAACAAGAACATATAGCAGGGCCTGGAAGACCACAAGGTCCAATAACAGGTAAGTCACATAAATCGCCATTCGGTCGTGATCCATTAGGAGCTAAAGAATTAGGAAACACATTTAGTACTGATAAGTCACCATTGCAACATAAATACAGAGGTGGCTCAGCACTAAGTACTGAGAGTAAAGAAATAACACAACTAATTAATTCACTAAAAACAATCGGTAAATCATCAAAAATTATTCAAGAAACAATGTCTGAAAAATCAAAAAATAATGATAAAGGAACAATGTTGGATGAAACACAATTAATTCAGTAATAATTAAGTATTGATTTCTAAAAGATTAGCATATTTATTAAAAAAATATGATTATACGGGGCACAGATTCATGAAACGCATAAAACATTCAAAAGTAAAAAATACAGGGTTAATCTTTGAATTGTTGGTAAGGCAAGTAGCATCGGATACTATGAATAATCACGATTCTCGTGCTTTACGAATTATTAAAAAACACTTCAATTCAAAATCAGAATTAGCTAAAGAGTTAAAATTATATCGTACTGTATCAACAGAAAAATTTAAAACAGAAAATAAAGCTGAACAATTTGTAGATGCAGTAGTTAGAGCACGTAAAGATATAAACGAAACACAATTAAGACGAGACAAATATAATTTAATTAAAGATTTAAAATCTAATTATAATGTAAGTGATTTTTTTAAATCTAGAGTTTCAAATTATAAATTACATGCATCAACATATAAATTATTTGAATATGCTGAAGCTGATGATCCAAAAGAATATATTGATAGCAAATTTACATTAACAGAATATGTTGCAACTAGTCCAAAGAAGAAAGAAAAGACACCAACATTAAATTCAGAACATAAAGATGTAAGGATATTAGCTAGCAAAATGGTTGTAGATAAATTTAATGAAAAATATTCTAACTTAAATACAGAACAAAAACGTATGTTACGTGAATATATTAATAATGTAAGTAATTCTGTAAATTTAAAAAAGTATGTAATTACTGAAACAAAGAATCTTCAAACATCAATCAAATCACTTAAATCAACTGTGCCAAGTAAAGTGATTCGTATAAAATTAAATGAAGTTGCTAATTTATTAAATCAACTTGGTAAAAAACATGTTGTTCAAGATAAAGATGTATTAACAATGCTTCGTTATTATGAATTAGTAAATGAACTTAAAAATGTAGGAGGTAAGTAATGCCATTATTTTATTCATCATCGGTCGAAGGTTTAGCCAAGACACAATTCACCAGATTAGGACACCCAGGAAGATATACTTCAGTTGTTGCACATACAGGAG